TGAGTGTCTTAATTCACAAGGACATCTAACACAAAACATAGATATTAATAATAAATCTATACAAAATGGTAATGTAAGACCCTTATGGGGGGCGTCTAATTTTGGATATTTTAATAACCAATGGGTTAAAAAGCCTAAAACAAACGAATATATTAAATACATTGATAGTGAAGAGAACCAACAAAATGCATTTAATTTATTAAATAAAGATAGCGAAGAGGAATATAAATCAATAGAAGAAATATTTGCGATTTTCTCAAAAGAAATGTTAGATGAGTTTGAAAAACACTTTTTAAACTTTTGTAAAAAAGAAAAAGATTATCAGTCTTTAGTTTTCAATCCTTCAAAGGTAAATGATAATGAATATTTAGGGTCATTTAATGTGGAATATGACTATAATATTGAAAGAGCTATGAAGTCGTTATTAATAGTTAATAAACCTACATTAACAGATAATCCTGAAAAAGATGTAAAGACCATATCTGATTCACAATTAGACAATTTTGTTAATTTAAATAGAACACAAATATCCGAAAGAGATATAATATTAAAGATAGGTAATCCAGGTAGGTTTAACAGACGAGTATTCGACTCTTTTTCAACTAATGAAACTATTGTACCTATAGACCCGATAAATTTTGACACTTATGTTAATGAAACAGTTCCCACATCAACAGGTTCAGTAAACCTTTTATCAAGTCAGTCAAATAATCCTGAAGCGTGGGACGCACTTTATGAATATGTTGGAGAATATGTTGAAGATGGTATGGTATATTCTGACAACGGTTCTTATATAACTGATTTTTTCCCAACTATGGACATAAGATTTAATGAGGAAAATGTTAAGAGTTTATCTCAGATAATAAAAGTCTTTGCAACTCAAAAATATAATAATAATAACTTAACTAAAAGTGATTTCCAACAAACGTTTGAAAGTTTTTTATCAGAACAAATAACATTTCAAAATGATATGTTAAATCAAATTTTTAGAAAACTTAATAAAACTTTACCTTCAGTTAAAGTTAATGCCACTCAAACAAGAATTTCTAAATTAGACGGGGATACGAATAAAAATGAATTATGGTCAACTTTTAAAACGTTTAATGATAGATGGATATCAGGTCAAGACGTTAAAAATAAAACATTATTTGAACAATTTTTATTCATGGATAAAGCGAATAGACCTATTGGCGATAAAGTAGTTATTAATATTGAAGACTTAAGAAGCGCGTTAAAAACCGCTAATGCGTCAGCAAGTGTACTATCACTATTAGGAACCATATTAGAAAAAAATAATTTTATATTTATGCCTACTCCTTCCTATTCTAATTTTTATGGTAGGAATTTAAGAGTTAAGGAAGGTATGCCTGACCCTTCATTTGATGACATTGGTAATAATACATTTGGTACATTTTTAGAAGTGGATACTCATGGTTCCGAACCTAAATTTTTAGCGATATATGTTGGTGAAGTTTCAAAAACTATTAATACTTCACCTGAAAACGATAACTATCTTTATGGTGATGATTCCTTTGATATTACTAAACCTTCACTATCTCCTTTACGTTCGTCTTTAGATGGTGTAAGTAATTTTTCAAATAGAAATAAAGTGGTAGCATTTAACGTAGATTTTGGAGTACAAAATCAACAAATTTTTAAATCGATATCGATTGATATGTCACAAAGAAAAAACATTGCACCGACATTCCAAATACTTGCAGACATGGGTTCCATGGCGGACGGTCAAAAAGTCTCTCAAGAAACTGCTAATCTATATAACTTCTATAAGAGTGCCAGTTACAACTGTAGTGTAACCTCAATGGGGAATGCAATGATACAACCAACAATGTACTTTAATTTAAGATATGTCCCAATGTTTTATGGTCCATACTTAATTACAAGTGTAACTCACGACATAACCACGAGAGACTTTCAAACATCATTCGAAGGGGTGAGAACAAGTAAATATTCTTTACAAATGCCAGACGGATTAATCGCTAGTGTTAATAGAGATATTGTTCAAAATTACTTATCTGAAATAAGAAGAGTACCCTCATTAGGTAATTCTACAGGTAATACATTAACTAGAAGTAACTATATAAAAAACAGTTCATCTAAAACGAACGCTAAAAGACAGGGACAATCAACTAAATGTGTGGCGGTACAAAATTTAGATAAACCATATGACGATATTAAACAAACACAAATAAATCAAACCCAATTTAAAAATGGGGTACAACAAATTAGTTTGAGTGAAAATGTTAAAAAGTTTATATATGGTGTTGGATATGTTGAAACTGGTGTTGGTAAAAATTTAAAATCATTAAATAGTAATTACTTTAATTTAAAAAATATGAAAAGTAATGAAAGATGGACAGTAAATTTTGATAAACAAACGTGTGTACAGGATGGTGAGTATGTGGTACCATACCTTTCTTTTGAAGATGCTGGAGATTCTATAGAATTTATGGCTAAAGTTTGTGACCAATTTGGACCAATAATTGACGCATTTTTAGTAAATAATCAGATTAATGGTGATTTGGCAAAAAGTTTTGCGTATCTATGGTACTATACGTTTAGATTTACTACTTTAGATAAAGAATTAAATGCAGGAAGTAATGTTGATGACTCAATAATTGCTGCGGTCGATGTAGATATAAAAAATGATTCAGTATCGAAAAAATTGTTCAATGATTCAATAAAAACATTTAAAACTTCAAATGAGTCTTGGGGTTAATACTCAATAAATTAAGAAAAACACTAATTTAGTTATATTTATATATAAAAACATTATGGATACGAAAACACTATTAGACCAGTATTTGTCAAAAGACACAAGAATTACTGAAAAAGATGCGGGTAATGGTTACAAAGAAGTTTGTGATTTAGACACAGGTGATTGTTATACCGTAAGAATGAGAGACGGCCTTATAGAAAGAGTTGATAATTCTATGAAACTAAATAGAACATTAAAAGTTGAAACACCTCACGGTGTCAAAACACTTTTGAATGGTTAAAAAATAATAAAATGTCTGTAGATAAAAAAATATTAGAAGAAATCACCAAGTACAATAGTATTAATAGGTACATTTCGGAACAAGACGCACCCTTACCACCTACACCTGGAGAAGAGGCTGACGAGTTAGAGTTAGACGGTGTAGATATGGAAGATGAAGAAGTTCAGGCGGTAGATGTAGAATCTGACCCAGATGTTGAAGTTGTAGATGAACCTGGTGATGAGTCAATTGACAGTGTAGATGTTGAAGAGTCAGGTACTGAAGAATTAGATATTACTGATTTAGTTACAACACAAAAAGACATGTCAGAAAAGCAAGAAGAGTATATGGATAGTATGATGGATAGGTTAGAGGACTTAACTAGCAAATTATCAGATATGGACAAAATACTAAATAAAATTAATGACCTTGAGACCAAAGTTGAAAAGTACCGTCAAAAATCTCCTGAAGAAAAATTACAACTTAGAAGTTTAGACAGTTATCCGTATAATCAAAAGTTAACTGATTTTTTTGTAGACAAAGAAGTGGAGATGGAAAAAACGGGTAAAAATGAGTATATTCTTACACCTGATGAAGTTGAAAATTATTCAGAAAACGATATTAAAAATTCATTTGACAAACCATTTGAGGACGAATACTAACCCCAATCAATTATATATAGTACTATAAAAGAGACCATTTAATTATGGTCTTTTTTTATTTTATATTATTTGACTTAGTGACTTTCTTTGTTATATTATAACTTGAGTATAAGATAAATTTTTAACGAGTAAAAAGAAAAAACTATGGCAAATGCATTAGACGCAGTTTTGGCTCAGTACGAGAAAAACACTGCAAAATCAAACAACGGAAATCAATCGATTTCACAAGAAGACAGACTAAAACGTTATTTCACAACGTATCTCCCTAAAGGGACTAAATCAGGTCAGAAAAAAGTCAGAATTCTACCAACTGCAGACGGTTCTTCACCTTTTAAAGAGGTATGGTACCATGAAGTTCAGATTGATGGTAAGTGGACTAAACTGTATGACCCAGGTAAAAATGATGGAGAACGTTCACCACTTACTGAGGTTTATGAGGAATTAATGTCAACAGGTAAAGATTCTGATAAAGAATTGGCGAGACAATATAGACCACGTAAATTCTACATTGTTAAACTTGTAGATAGAGACAATGAAGACCACGGACCTAAATTTTGGAGATTTAAAGATAATTACAAACAAGAAGGTATCTTAGATAAAATCATTCCAATTTGGAAGGCAAAGGGAGACATTACTGATGCTAATGAAGGTAGAGATTTAATTATTGAACTTTCAAAGGCAAAAACACCTAAAGGTATTGAGTATACTGTAGTTCAGACAGTTATGTATGATGACCCATGTGTTATTCATGAAGACACTACTCAAATGAAAGAGTGGATGGAAGATGAGTTAACTTGGCAAGATGTATACGCACAAAAACCTGTAGAGTACTTAGAAGCTATCGCAAGAGGAGAGACACCTGTATGGGATACAGAACTTAAAAAGTATGTATACGGTGAAGATTCTGAGGTGACACTTGGAGGAGGTGCAACTGAAAAAGTTGAGGAAACAAAAGACCCACAATCAAGTATGGGAGTTGACACTGACTTACCATTTTAATAGAATAACCAATCGATGGTAACGACATTCGTGTCGTTACCATCATTATCTTAGAAAAAATATGGCAATAAAGAAAAAAGATTTTAGTAGTATAAAGAAAAAGTTCTCTACGTCTGCAAAGTATAAACCACAAAGATTTTTAGATTTGGGTGAAAACTTTTTAGATGCGGTTGGAGTTCCGGGTCCCGCGATAGGACACTTAAACATGTTTCTAGGTCACTCAGATACAGGTAAAACTACAGCGTTAGTAAAGGCTGCGGTAGACGCTCAGAAAAAGGGTATACTTCCTGTGTTTATTATTACAGAACAAAAATGGTCTTTTGAGCACGCACAACTCATGGGTTTTGAGTGTGAAGAAGTAGTTGATGAAGAAACAGGAGAGTTAGATTGGGATGGATTTTTTATTTTTAATAATAATTTTAACTACATTGAACAAATCACAGATTATATTAATGAGTTATTAGATGCACAATCAAAAGGTGAGTTAGAATACGATTTGTTATTTTTATGGGATTCTGTAGGTTCAGTACCGTGTAAAATGACATTTGATGGTAAAGGAGGAAAACAACATAACGCCTCTACTTTGGCAGACAAAATCGGTATGGGAATTAACCAAAGAATATCGGGTTCGAGAAAGGCGGATTCTAAATATGAGAATACGTTAGTAATTGTAAATCAACCGTGGGTAGAATTACCAGATAACCCATTTGGTCAACCAAAAATTAAAGCTAAAGGAGGGGAATCGATATGGTTAAACTCATCATTAGTATTTTTATTTGGTAATCAGAAAAATGCGGGTACTACCAATATATCCGCAGTTAAAGATAAGAGAAAAGTTAAATTCGCATCACGAACTAAAATTTCTGTGATGAAAAATCATATAAATGGATTAGGTTATGCGGATGGAAGAATTATTGTTACTCCTCATGGTTTTTTAGCGGGAAAAGATAGTACCGAAGAAAAGAAATCAATCGAGAAGTACAAAGGAGAACAATCTACATATTGGAAAGAAGTAATAGGAACTGAAGGTGACTTCAGGTTAGAAGAAGAAAAAGAAGTGTAACAATTTAACACAGATAAAGTGGTTAAAACATTATTAGTTGACGGAAATAATTTATTTAAAATAGGTTTTCACGGGGTTAGAGATTTCTACCACGAAGGAAAACATATTGGAGGTATATATCATTTCGTTAATACAATCAAAAGATTCTTAAATGAGTACAATTATGACAAAGTAATTGTCTTTTGGGATGGAGAAAACAACTCCTCCCAAAGGAGACTCATATCTCCCGACTACAAACAAAACAGAAAACAAACCTTAAATGATGCTAAAAAAGAATCCTTTGAATGGCAAGTTCAAAGGGTTAAAGCTTATTTGGAGGAAATGTTTATACGACAGGTATCAGTAAAGAATACTGAGAGTGA